CTGCGCTGTATGTTAACGTCTCCATCGCCCTCACACTGTTGAATGGACCAGTGATCTTGATGGTTAACGACCCTAATTCTATTTACCCACTTCAGGGGAATCAACGCCATTATCAGCGAAGATCATTTTTGAAGCGCTAGTGACATCTCGGGACTAGACCCGCCTACTGCATTAAGACACCAGTAGGAGACCATTGTTATTCTACCAACCAAGATGGCTCCATCGCGCACAATTACGCAGCATCCTCCCAACAATGCCATAAGGTGTTATACAGTTTTCTCTCTCTGTTTTTGGATGACATGACCCTCCGGTAGAGGTGATGAACCCTCCCCAAGCAATCATGCGTTCGGTGCTAACTTACGATAGTGAATCTCCATTGACCATTCCCAGTTACGACCTGGTGCCGATACGTCTCCGTCGAGTGATGAGCCACCCGAGCTTAGTTTTAAATCATCGCGGATACTCATCATGGCATAACCCAGCATGGTAGGGGAAGTTATTTCAAAAAGCGGTAAACTTCATACCTATCACGCTATCTAAGCAGTGATCATTGGGTCAATCGCAGAAATATAAATTTCTGAATTGGCACCAGATGGTATCACACTACCAGGAGGCCATGTGACACTGAAAACTGTAGAAGTAGCGGAAACCACAAGCGATTGTGCAGAAGAATTAGCTGACAGACCAGTAGTTTGGACCTGACTGGTAATACCACCAACATACAGAGGTATATACACACACCCTATTAAAGTAGGAATACTAAAAGAAGTGGTTGTAGTTCCGGTTGCACCAATAAAGAGATCAATTTTGTAGTTGATTCCAACAGTAGCATTCTTAACTTGTAAGGAATTTGCTGTGACTGCAACTGAAAGTTGACCACTAGTGGTGACTTGTATTGTTCCCAGAACATTCGCACTACTTGTAGCAGACCTGAAGGTGTGGAAATCGTATGCTGGAGTTACATTGAATTCTTGTGCTAATGTAGGCTTAAAGAATTCAACACAGTAGCTAACCCACAACTCACCTAGGACTTGATTTGGATTTGATTGGGTGATGATTTGGGTAAGACCATAATCATACAACCTCAAATCTTGATTGGGTCCTGTAACATTAGTTCTCACATTATAAAGTTTCATGGCAGTCTCGGCAGAGGAACACTCAATCATATGAACCAAACCTTGAGTTGGTTTCACAGCAACAGCAAATTCAGCGTTTTCAGCTTCTTGACGAGTGTTGAAAGGCATTTGATCTGCGTTGTAATTGGTGGTCATTACCATGACGCCAGGTGCACCACTTGTAACAAAGTCAGTGATCAAGGGTCTAAATTCAAATATAAGACCATGAAAACGATATTGTTGGTAGTTCAAAGCAATTTGAGACAACCATGGAAAAGTGGTGGATATACCGGGATTGAGAGGATATGCAATATTATTAAAAGCAGTGGACCCCTGTAAATCCCCTAGATACTCACGATGGCAAACAATCTTTGTAGCGTGTGTTGTGGAAAATTTGGGCACTTGCCCGGACAGGACATTAT